ATAGTCAATAACCATTTTATTTAAATGGATAAGTATATCTTCAATAGCATCTGGATTAATGTGTGTTTTTTTGTTGTAAATTTGATGTATAAATTGATTAAATACTCGATTGCATGAATTAAAAATATCATGTGAATGAATGGGTATATTTTTATTTGATATTATTTTAATAATAAAATCGATATTTTCTTTGGAGAAGAATTGATTTTTAATAATTTCAATATATTCTATCATTTAAATAAATGTGTTATTAATTATTAAAATAAAAGCAAATTTCTAACTTGTTCGTTAAAAACAAAACATAAATCTATTTTTTATTTGTATATAATATATAATGACATCAGAGGTTCTATCTAATTTGTTTATAGAATCCTTTGTGCGAGGTGTTGGTAAAACATCGGGTGCGTTAGTTACCGCTTTTGTTGGATGGCAAATGTTTAAGATATCATATGGCCAGGGTGATTTTGTTACATTTATGCTGGGTAAAAAGCCTAAGAAGCGTCAAAGTATTGATTTACAATTAAATGAAATGATAGAGGAAACATCATTGGAGTCAAGTGAATTAGACCATGAAGAGGTGAATTTAGAGGACATGGAGCATCATAAATTTAAGAAGTTGTTTGAAAATTTTTAATTAAGCTTTAATTATATTAAATAGATATATAATTAAAAGTTGATTATTTTAATATGGGGTGTGCCCATGATGGTACTAATCGATAAGGTTGAAGTTGAGTTACGTTGACTGTTTTAATTTGAGCGTGAGTTTCACTTTTAGCTGGAGAGGTGTGGAAAGCATCTTTGACTTGTAGACGTGTGTTTGTTCCAATGTAAGAGTTTGATTGAATTTTATTTGTATCTTGTAAATCTTCGCAGAGTGGATGGAAGCGGTTAATCGTTATACCGCTGAATATATTGCATGGTTTATTTACGCGTGTATATTCAGGAATTAGATTATTATTACAATCTTTTAATTGATTTTCATGTTTGGTTTGTTTAGTGGGGTCAAATCGGGTTTCTGGGCATCGAGAAAGTAGTCTAGTTTGATTACGTAAATCATTTTCAACATCTACAAAGCGGGATGGTGTATGTTTGAAATGATTATGCATAAAAGGACTGGAATTGACAAAACAGCTTTGGGGGTGTTCATAGACAGAATCTGTAATCCATTTAAATGGGCCGGTGCTTTCTTCATCTTTTTTTTTAAGATTACATTCATCATACAAACTATTTGTAAAAGAAAAATGAGAAGACATCTATTGTTATTAATATTATAAAAGAAAAAAACTTCACTAAAAAAAAATCAAATTAACGACTATTTGATGAATAAATTTTATTTGGGAATAATAATGAATGGTAAAAACATAATATATACAGGTAGGAATGTTATATATACATTAAATATTTGTGATAAAAATGTGGATAATATTGAGAAAACATTAAAGGATACATTCAATGTAAAATTTTTAGCATATGACCAATATGAATTAAAAGTATTGTTTGTAAATGAGTTATCAGACGAGGAGGAAATGAAATTGTTTGAAATATGTGATTTGAAATAATTAAAGAGTAAGAAAATATACGATAATTAATTTATTTTTTAGATGTATACCATGCCGAAAAATACAATTGGAGGTTCTGGAGCGAAAAAAGCTGCGTTTAAAAATAGTGTTCAAAGTATTAGACAAATACCGTTTAAGGATGATTATCAAGATTATGGAATAGTACAGAATTTATTAGGAAATGGACGTTTAAAAGTATTATGTTTAGGAGATAATGTGGAGAGATTAGGGACTATTAGAGGGAGTATGTATAAAAAGGTTTGGATAAATAAAAATGACGTGATTTTAGTATCATTACGAGAATATCAGGATGATAAATGTGATGTTATTTTTAAATACACATTAGATGAAGTAAAGATATTAAAGAAACGTCAAGAAATTCCTCGAGATTTAAATATGCATGATGATGCCAAAGAAGATAATTTTATTCATTTTGAGATGAATAGTGAAGAATTAGATGAAATTAATATTGATGAGATTTAAAATATTTTAATTATAATTGAATAAAATTGAATAATTTTATTAGTTTATATGTTCTTTAAATATGTCCGAATATAAGATTTCTACGATTACAATGTCTTTACAGATACCTTGTTGTAATTTAAATCTAATGAATATTGGTAAATATTTAAAGATTGATGATGTTATTTTGGGTTTAAAATATAATTTTGGAAAGTCTAGTATTTTAAAGGGGACGTATTCAACTTCAATTTATAAGAAATCAAAAACAAAGAATCAAGATAAGATTAATAAAACATTATTTTATAATCAGGTGTCAATTGTTATGAAGATTGAATCAAATGTAGTGAATGTAAAGTTATTTGGAAATGGTTCATTACATTTGACTGGTGTTAAAGACCCTAAAGAAGGTAGAGTAGTTATGATGATACTATATAATAAATTATTAAAGTTATGTGATGAATATGATATGATTTTATTGACATTAGATACGAATAATATTTATTTAGATAACAATAATAATATTTATACAAGGGATAGTGATAATAGGATGGTGATTGGATTTAAATATACAAATGCAAAAAATGAGATTTTATATAATATTTATAAAAAGGATTATGTGATTGATAAAAATACAGGTTTATTTATCAACAAAAAGTTTGAAAATAAAAGAACAAGAACATTGTTAAGTTTGAATGGTGAAAAGGTGGGTGTTTTAAGAATAGAATTGTTAAAGAATAAAAGTAAATTATACAAGAATAATTCTATTAATTTTGATTATACGAATGGTTTTATTTATTATGATGGCGAAGGTAAATCGAATATTATTGGAAAAATTTTATATGAAATAAATGGTGATTTTGATAGAAATGAAAAGGGGAATAATTGTCCAATTATAGAATATAAATATAATTGTAATCCATTTTTTTCGATTTCTAAAGTGTATACGATAGAAGAATTACAAAGTTGTACAGATAAAGAATTGCAGTATGACATTAATTGTATTAATGTGTATTTGAATATAAATGTCGAGTTAAATAGACAGAGATTATTTAATAAATTAATTCAAATGTCTTATATAGCAGAGTATAAGCCTGAAAAATATTCTGGAATCAAACTTCGATATAAAATATCAAAGCAGCCTACACAAAAGATGGGTATATGTGAGTGTATTAATAAATGTACATGTAATAATGTTACTTTTTTGATTTTTCAAAGTGGTAATATTATTGCGACTGGATTCAAGTCTTTAATTGAAATAGATGCGATTATTCATGATTTTAAATCCGTTATTATGTCTGTACAGGAAGTTATAAAAATGAAGGTATTTGTAAGGTAATTAGCAGTTTCTCATATTGGTAGTAGATTTGAAAGTTTTCCTAAATAGGAAACTTGTGTTTTTTTTATTTGAACAATATATAAATATTTTATCTAATATAAATATAAGTATGTCATCTAACAGTTGGAATTTTAAAGATAATTTGACAATAGATAATAATAAATTTATAAAATTTTTAGATTCAACAGGAGTTACGAAAAATAATGTGATTGGTTTAAATACTGCATCAAATGTATATCTATATTCTGCTGTAAACGGAGATATTTATATTAATAGTGGAACAAATACAACAAGTAATACATTTTTTCATACAACAAGTTCAGGGAATGTACATATGACTACAAAATTAGCTGTTGGAATTAGCAATACATCAAATATTAATAGTGATATTACATTGCCCATTAATAGTTATATAGGTATAAATACGACAAGAGGTAATCATACTGGATATATAGGATTAGCGGCGAGTAGTTCTCTTTTAAATACAACAGGTAGTAGGATTATGTTGTATGGAATAGATAACACATCGAGTCCTGGTCAAATTAATATGTATGCTGGAAATAATACAGCTGGACATATACAATTATATACACAAAATGATAGTATGAAAATGCAAATTTTAAATACAGGTGTAACGAATTTTCAACCAGATGGTTCAACTATTCGTTTATCTATTACAGATTCTGCCACAATTGTAACAAATAGATTAAATGTAACTGCAACTGAACAAAGCACGGCATCGAATAATGGTGCCTTGATTGTTTCTGGGGGTATTGGTGTTGGTGGTAATGCATTTATTGACGGTACATTGAGTATTAATTCAGTAACAGGAAATATTAATTTTAATGGTTCAGCACCATCTACTAGTTATTCTTCAGGGGCGACATATTTTACGGGAGGTGTAGGTATTATTTGTACGGCAACTGCTACGAGTGAAACATCAGGTGGAGCATTATCTGTAGGTGGAGGATTAGCGTTAGGCAAGAATGCAATATTGGGTGGTAATATTAGTGTATATAATACAACAGATAGTACATCCGCGTTAACTGGTAGTGGTATATTTTATGGTGGTTTGGGAATAAATGGGCAAGTAAATATAAGAAGTAATTCAAACTCGCAAATAAAGTTAACACCTGTAACAAATGATAATGAGACGAGTATTTATTTTGGAAATAGAAATGATTATACGACATCTGGAAGTTGGAAAATAGGTCAAAATGTACTTAGTGTAGGTGCTGGAAATTTTGGTATTGGAAGTGTACAACATGGAAATTATATACGATTAACAAATAATATTATTTATTTAGATCGTAACATAGTTCATACTGGTACTGATTTTACTATGGCTGCTGGTGGTGATAGAGGTGTTGGAGGTCGCGCGTTAGTTCATGATGTTGGTAATAAACTTACAATAAATTATGGTGGGGATTTTACTGGAGGTGTAAATATTATTGGATTACAATCCATTAGTGCTACAAGTATTACGTCAGGTGATATGCTTATAACGGGTTCACGTATTACATATAGTACGAGTGTTTCGAATCACACTCAAGCATCTTTAAATATACAGGATACTCAGGTGTTACGCCTTGGTTCAGATAGTGCATTTAAACCACATATGTTAATAGTTGGAAGTTCATTTGCTCCAAATGGGGGTAGAGTAACATATCGTTATTCAAATTATACATCTTTTGATTATGTTGA